TTGGCTGGCAACGTCATGTTAATTGTTGTCGGATCTGTTACTGGCGCTTTAATTGCACGATCTGAGCTTTCTGATACTTGCTGAACCAAAATGGTCTGCGAGTCAAGTTCATCATTCAGCGTGTTGGCAAACAGATCTCCACCGGTAACAAAGTCTGTTGTGCGCTGCACTGCGCGTGCGCCAACAATGGTGATGTTGTCTGCCGATGTAGCAGCGACGTTAAGCGTCACAGATCCAGTGCCGTTGCTGTTGATGGTGACCGTATAGTTTGTGGTCAACGTCAACAACACATCGTTTTTATAAACTGCAAGGTCTGTGCTAGTAAGGATCTCAAAAGAGAACGCATACGGCCCGACACCGGCTGATCCGGTGTACACAACCCTGCGGGTTACGTTAGAAATAGGGTAGGTTGCCATTGTCAAATCTCTCTATAAAGTTACTTACCGTAGACTCTGAAAATATCTTTCTTCCGCTTAATCGCGCCAGCAAGATCCTCAAATTCAATCTTCATACCAGGCAATGATTCAATTTCAACAGGAGTTCCTTCATCATCACCAATCATGCGTAACCTAGCAAGCTTTCTATAGTTCTCAACAATCTGAGAAATAAGCTTTTGTTTGTCTCCAACAAGCATTGGTTCACCAGAAGTAATTGAATCCTCTTCTGCACGCTTTAGTTCGTATGGGATGCGCTGCTCAAGGTTCATCCCATCTTCTTTGATAACCTGTCCATAAAGATTTTTAAACCGGTTATATTGTTCAGCGGATAATCTAACTCCATCCCAAGTCTTGACTGGTTCTGCAATACCAAAATTCAAAGAAGCAAGTAACGCATCAGTTTCTGAAAATTTACCTTCAGTTGCCTGTATAACTGGAGTCCAATTTGCCCAATAGTCAAGACCACGATTTTGTACCTTAACCTCTCGTCCAAGACTATCTAGCATTGGCTCAACATCTGCTGAAACGCCAGGAATGCGCGACATTACGCGCTGACGTGCCTCATAAAATGAACGCAAGAATATTGGCTGATCCATTACCGGAGACATAATGTTTGACTTTGTTGGGTCAGTCATTCGCTCAATGTGAGCCATCAACGTGCTGTTTGTTAAACCAACCGCTGGTATTCCGGTGTAGGCAAAATTAGTAAACTGGTTAGCCAATCCACCCATGATCTCAACCATCTTATCGCCGGTGTCTGTTTGACGCGAACGAGCAATTGTAAGCAATTGGCCAATGCCCTGCATAAAAGGCAAATTACCCATGTACTCGCCAGCGCCAACCATGCCAGCCATTGCCATTGTCTGCCACTCTTCTCTATCAGGATGACGATCAAATTTGGCTGCATCACCCATATCAGCGCCAACAGCAAGAATCATTGAGATTGGATCAAACCGAGAAAAGCTTACATAAACTTTATCCGGCCCAATGCCAACCTTTGTAATGTTTTTAAGTGCAGTAACATTTTGTTCTGACAATTCGCCCTTATCAAAAACTAAAGAGTAAGGTTGCCAACCCATTGCTTCTAGCGCCTTACGATCTTCTGTTTGTGATGGGCCTGATCCTGTCAAGCGATTATCAAGAGTTAATAACGCAGCACCAGATATTGCCGTTCCACCCATAGACAATCTAGCTAAAGCAGCATCACGCTGTCGGCCACCTTGCTCCCACATATTGTAAAAACGCGGGCTTAATGCGTTTAATCCAGGGATATAGCTAGATCCCTCAATAAACAAATTTGTTACCGTTTTTGAAAACGGAACAATAACTTTTGCTGCCGCTGTATTTAATAACCTATTTGTCCACCAATATGTTTCCCCAAGGATTCCTTCTTTTTCAATCCTACTTTGGAGAGTAACCATATTTCTAAATGATTCAATAGACTCTTGCACCTGAGCAGGACGCTCAGTTAGCAATTGTCCAACCTTGGCTTGTACCTCTTTTAATGCCGCATCAGATGACATTCCCTCAGCAACAAGCCGGTCATATTCTTGGTTACCAAATCTCCACGCTTCTTCATGCAATTGATAACGCGCAGAAATGCCGCCAATAAATTCATCTCCGGCACGTAATGGACGGAATGATTGAAAGTCTTGAACAGCGCCAAGACCATCAATTGCACGCCCAATCCATGAGTCACGTAAATCAGGTGTTCTCCACACTTCTTTACCAAACAAACGGATTGGCGTATCAGATAGATTTTCTGCTGATAATGGATTGGATACACGCGCCGTGCCATCAGCAAACTTTGATTCTCCACCTTTCTTGATTGCATCTACAGCAAGTTCCCATCCGTCAAGAATGCCATTTTTTAACCCCGACATTCCGGCCATAATATCTTGAAAGTGATAGCGATCAGGAGATGCACCAGGCAATAACTGCCTAGCCATTCCGATTGGGATGGCAAGCGTTCTTTCTACTGGAGCCATTGCTCCAAACACGGCAGATCCTACAATGTTGTATGCGTGAGTTTGTGGATCATTTAATAGATTGCTTTGATATGTGTAAAACCACACATCACGTAATTTTGCTCCAAGACCGCTTTCCAACAAACGGTTCTTAGAAGCTTGATTTGGCATATCAAGATAATCTTGCGCCAATTGGAACAAGACAGAGTCAGATTGCTGCACGCCAAGATCATCAAGCGCTTGACGTACCGCTTTTGTATCAAGTCCTGGACCTGCATCTTGAACGCGCTTAAACACGTTTAATGATCGAGCAACGTCCGTTTGCATACCCTTCAACTGCTTAACGATAATGTCGTGTTGCGCTAAACGCATACGCAAATCTAGTTTGCCAGCATCATCTAATGAGCCGCTTGCCATCTTGTTAAACAACTGGTCAAGTTGCTTTGCGCTTTCATCGTGAACAACCACAGCGCCAGCCAATTGCTTTGCAAGGCTGCTGCCACCAACGGTGACATCCATGCTTTCGCCAGCAATTGCACGTGCCAAGAATGACTCTGGTACACCGGCATTAATAGCTCTTGTATAAATGCTGCGTAAAGACATTGAGCCATCTTGTTGCGCTGCGTTTTCTCCAGCCGCACGAATCGTTGCAGCCAATCCATCATTGTCTGTCCAAGCACTAGATATTGGAGTTTCCGGTGGTTTTTCCCACACACCACCTTCATCTAGTAATTTCTGACGCTCCGCAGCAACTTTGTTTACTTCTGAAATATCTACTGGTCTTGTTTGTGGAACCGTAATTGTTTCTGTTGAGACAGCAGGGACCTTAACGGTTGGCGCTGGTGCAATCGGTGGTGGAGCAACAATGGCAGGTTCTTTTACTGCTCTAGCACCAGGCTGCGTTAATGGCTCCAACACATCGGATGGCTTTAATCTTTTAGCACCTGCCTTTATAGTTCGCGTGGCAGGACCAGCAACCATTACAGGCTCGTCTTGCGGTTCCTGCTTGTCTGACATTGACTCTGTATCTGGCAATGTCATAGGCAACGTATCTACATCAGCAGATACAATCGTATTGTCAAGACGTTGCTCAAGTGTAGCCATTACTTAGTCTCACTATTTTTTGATTCAGCTTCAGAAACGCTTGTGGCAGCGCCACCGGCAGCGGTTCCAGTAACAATCTTTTTTGCTTTCTTAATCGACTTTAATCCTTTTTTAGCGCCAGCAATATAACCACCTGGAGCCATAACCTCGCCAACCGACTCATACGGATGCTCACCATCCTGTACAGCGCCAATATTCTTGTCCAACCAAGCTTTAACTTCTTCAGTTGTTGGCGCTATTGTTTTTTGATCCATGCCCTTAATGAAAGCATCTAAGACAGATTCATCAGCTTTGCGACGCACAATTTCACGTACGCCATAATAAAGACTTTCAATATCACCTGGTGTGCCAACAAAGCTTTGAGCAGCACCCTTTACAGTGGCCGCGCCAACGTCAGCCATAGCGCCACCAAGCTCACCAATGTCTTTCATTGTGGTTGGCTTTGGACCAGCGCCAGCGCCGCCCATAGCAAGCATTACAGGCTCTTCTACCACTGGTGGGTAATCGCGCTCAAGCAAGCGATTAATATAGTAAGTGTCGAATTCTGTGGCCATTAGTTGTCTAGCTGCTTTTGTAGTGCATCAATTTGTTTTAACGTCTGCTCAATTGCAACAATATCTTCCGGCTTCAATCCTTGCTGCTTTGCAACAGCACGCACATCTTGCATTGACGTTGAGTCTGACCAAGTAATATTTGTTTTACGAATAGCAGATGGCCCCTTGCCATACTTGTCATTTAAGCCAGAAACCAAAGATTCAATCTTTTTTGATACGCCAGAATCTTGTCTTTTTTTGATGATGTCACGAGCAACTTCAATGCGCGTTGGCATTGGCTTAGACGGATCTTGTTTGTTAGCATCAACAGCAGCAGCCCAATTGCGCTCAAATTCTCTGTTCATCTTTCCGTAGGCATCAGCAGATTTTTGACCAATGTTTAATTGCCCTGGAACAATACGCGCTTCATTACGAAAAATGTGTTCAACAGTTATTAAATCTTTATCTGAGCGAGAAATAAAAAATGGCACCATGTTATCAGACAAACGCTTGTAACTAATACCAAGTTCTTTTGCTCTGATATGCACAAGATCTAGCGTTGGCAATGAACCAGACATAATTTCTTCTTTTAGCTTAAACTCAGCTTTTGGATTGGCAACATCTAATACATCTGTGCGCTCTTTTGGCAACTTAAAAACTGTTTCGGGAGAAATAATTTTTGGATGCAAAATGGCAATTTCATTTAATTTATGCAAAGACGCAGCAGAGCCAGTTTTAAAGTAGTCTGACAACAATGCAGCAGATTTTTTTGTTGCATCATCTTCTTCTTCTTTTCGTGCTTTTTCTTTTACATCCCAGCGCTCATTGACAATTGTTCTCAAATTGCTGCGAATTTTTGCTTGATCTTCAAAACTTAAAGATGACCAAATGTTGGTCATTTTGTCAGCATCATTTCTATCTAAACGCTTAACAGCAGCTTGCGGATCTGCTGAAAACTCAGTGCTTGCAACATAAGCAGATACAGCATCAATCTTTCGCTTTGATACCTGCGCCTCAAACGCATTCATTATCTTATTGATAAACTCAGCATCATTTGTTGACCTTGCGGCAGCAAATGTTCTAGCTCTTTCAATGCCGATTTTTTGTTCGATTACATCAAGATTAGTCTCTGTGCTATAAATTTTACTAAGAATGCTATATGTGCTTTCTTGCGAACTAGATACCGTTGTTTTACGAGCAGCGCCTTCCATTTTTATTAAATGGTCATAAGCACCCTTAAATACTGTAGACCCAGCAGATGTCATTGCGGCTTTAAATCGCACCGCTTCCTCTGGATCAATACCAGAAATTACCCTTGCAAAACCATCAATTGGCGCGTTAATTGCAAATTTAATTTCATCAAAGTTTGTTATGCGGCCAGAGTCTACGTCCGAGGCAATTTCAGCCAATTTGTTTCTTGTTCTGCCCTCAAGCTCTACTCGCAACTGCATAGCTTGGATAGAACGAACAGACTCGCCAAATATTGTTCCTGGCTGAGAGATTAACTCGCTTGGCTTTTTGCCCTCTGAAATTGCCTTTTGCACCTGCTCTGCCGTTAGCGGATTTTCAATGGCGTATTGAGCGCCCTCTCGCTTTGCTTGCTCACCGGCTTGTTTAAATGCAAATTCAGATATGCGAGAAAGAGACTGCTCAAGAGACTGAGTAGCTCTTAAATTCTCTTTTAGGTTAGCAAAGTCAACTCGCGGAATATCCGCAAGTAACATTCCTGTGGGTTGATATTTAGGTAGATCGGCCATTTTGTCTAGTACTCAGCGCCAGGATATATTGGTAACTTGTAACTATATTGCGAACCGCCAATTGATCCGGCCCTTAATGCAGCAGTTCCAAGCTTTGCGGCAGCATCAAACCATCCACCTCTAGCCGCAGTTTCTCCAGCAACATCGTAAATATTTGCTTGAATAAGCCCACCGCGACGAGTGGCAGCAATGTTTTCTTGAGCAATTTGCAACTCTTTACCACCAAGCGCTTCACTGGCTTTTTGAACCAACCCAGCAGAACCCTCAAATCCAGCAACACCACCAGCATATGCGCGTGCTGCTGCCGCTGATGTAACAGAATTAATCCGACGCAGTGTAGCTACACCCTGTTGTTCATATTGCAATGCTCTGCGCTCTGATTCAAGTCGCGTTTGCTCCGCTTGCAAACGATACATTTGCTGCTTTTGGTATCCTTCTCCAACAGAACTAAACGCGCCAAGAACACTTGCCGCAGTAGAGATCGTTGAGAGATATGGTTGGGCTGTTGCCCAAGCTGCCGCTACTGTTTCCATTTATGTACCTTGGTGCGTAGCTAGTTTGTATTCGAGTCCAAGCAAGGTCATTTTTAGTGGAATGTCTTGCTCAATTGTAATCTTTGCTTCTTGGCTATACCCACGAATTCCATGCAACGTCTTTGTACCAGTGTATTCTGGAACTGGGTTATCAAGAATATTTACTGTGTCAAACGCTCTAAATGGAACAACAACACTATTAATCTTCATATGTTGTGTTTCGTATACCAGCGCATTAACTTCAACAATGCGCTTTTTAAATCCAAGTCTAGTACCGGTTTGCAACTTAATATCAACCGGCATTGTCACAGCGCGAACTGTAAACGGCAATCCAACTTCATATGATGTAACAGACGATCTTGGGAATGTAACCGTACCACCGCCTGGCACAACCTTATTGTCTTGCACAACACCATCAAGCAACACGTTGCATGTCTTAGCAACCAAGTGGCTTACGGAAGCGGATGCAGCAGCGCCACCAGTAACAGCAGAATCAGTCAATAAGTTATCGTCAAAATACTCTACAAAATACTGTGCTGTACCATTTACAGTACGTTTTACAACCGTATAGATTGTGGTTAAATCAATTCCAATATCTAAGAATTCACCGTCTGTTGTGTACTTTGATGGAGCAATTACGTTTTGAACACGCAAAAGTGAAAACACAGCCATCGAGCCATCATCAGAATTTGTGATGAAAAGCAAATCATTCTCATCTGTGGCCACAGACTTACGCAGTGCCATACGCTTTGGTGATTTCAGCAAATGTCCACAAAGCAAACTAATCTTGCTTGTAATATAAGTAAGCTGAGTATCTGTATACGCAAACTCATTAAGGCTTTTACCTTGGCGCTGAATAAACAGCGTTCCAGACTCTAGCGTTTGAACCCTAGCGCCTTCTCTGGCTCCGTTTCTAGTCGCTGTCTTAATAAAGAAATTCGTTGGTGTAACTGGATCTAGTCCACTTTGCGGAACATAGAATTCACCACCAGTAGTAAATACCTGTAGATCTCGCCCAGAGATTAGATCAACAATACTGTTATATGTATTGGTGTCTAGCGTTGCCTCAACGGCATCATCATCTAATCCTTCTGTTGCTTCAAAATCAAAAAACAATCCAACCTTGCTACCCCAAACTGTGCTTGGGCGTGCAGTAGATCCACCAAAATACAAACGCCCTTCGTGGAATGTTACCGCTCTAGGATAACCCCTTGTCGAAGACCAAACGGTTTCATATCCGGTTTCTAAATTCCAAGATCCGTTTGCAATGGCTGACGTATTAAAGAATGGAAACTCAACAATTGCGTTTACAACTGACGCACTGGTGTATTGAACAATCTTTGCCCTGCCTTGTGGAGTGGCATTTACATATTGCCCAACGTGTCCAGAATTGAATATGCTTGAACTAGATGTAAGTGTAATGTTCCCATTTACAGCGCTTGGTGTAAGCGTTCCAGCAGGGTTTGTGGTGGTCAAAGTAAACGCATACTTTGGCGTGCTGTTAAATGTAAGCGTGCTTACGGTCCACGTTGCGTCTGTTGCGCCGCGCAATATTTTAACTGGAGGTATTTCATTGTGAGTCAAAATTAGCGTATCAGCACTTTGCGTCCAGCAAATTTTGTCTAATCTAGCGCCAGTGATGTTTACGCCAGACGTGTCAATGTAAGGGTTACCAGAACCGTTGATGTTTGTGATGAGCGCTTTATTCTTAAATACATAAGCCCGATGATGAGTAAACACCAGCATATAGCTGTCGCTAGTACTGAACTCAAACGGAATTAAACGCACGCCATTGGCTGCACTTGGAGTGCTGCTATTTGGCAGGGAATACAAATACTTTAATCCAGGCCGACGATGAATACCGCCTTGTGGCTGGCATACTACGTTTGTGGCTTCTTCTAGCGCGTTCTCATAGCTTTTAAGATCAATACGTGACCGTAGCAACGGATCAAGCTCACCGCTGCTAAAATTGGTCTGTATGCTTACAAAACGCGACATCAGTACCTCACAGCAATTAAGCTGAAATCATTGATGCTGTTTGTTGGCTGTCCAGCGCCATCAATTTGCATTGCGGTGCGCAAATAACCACCACGTCCGTTTTCACCTGGTGAGCCAACAGCAACACCTTGCCAATACGCGGCCTTGTCTGCTTGATCCGTGATTGGCAACGCCAAATGCCATGCCATTAAATATTTTAATAGCTGTATAAAATAAACTGGCATTAGGTATTCTGGTACTGAATACGGATAATCAATCCATACAGCGGAATAGTCTGTTAATACTTTATCGCCAAAGATTCTATACTCTTTGCGGGGGAAGTCACCAGGTGAACTGCTTGTGAATAAAGCGCGTGGTGGGCCAATCTTGTCACCAGGCAAAGCATATTCGTATTTATATTCTGTGGTTGGCGTTGTTACAAGCTGCGCCAGCGCCACCTTTTGAAAGCTAAATGACCAAGGATAGATTAATAAAGCTTGGTCACGAATATCTGGGTATAGACGGTCACACGTGCTGGACTCGTCAGTGCCTTCGTTAAACGAAGCAATCGGCTTTGCGCCGAGCATAATTAGCGCATCTGAACAGATTGAAAGCGCGGAATCTCCTGCTGCCATCTCAATCCCTTAACGTAGAAAGGGGCTGACCTCGGTAACCCAAGACCAGCCCCATATTACACAAACTACTATTAATCCGTATCCGTAGCGGTTACGGTCACACCGTCAGTGATGTCAACAACAGTACCGGTGTTGCTGTTCACGTATGCCGTGGACATGACCGGAGTGCCGCCAGTTGCTGAATAACAGAAAATGATGTCACCGACTTTTAACAGGGAAGCAATGCTATTGAAATAGCCAGAAGCGCGGATAACCGACTGAGCGTCCGTGCTGCTGTACGTATAAATAGCTGGAGCGTTTCCTGCTTTTGACTGACCACCAACTGCATTAAAACCAGTGCTTGAGAATGCCATGATTAGATCTCCTTAATCTCAGGTTTCGCGGCAGGTGATTTGGACGATGCCTTCAGCATCAATCGTAGTCGCGCCAGCCGAGAACACTTCGTTGACAAGCCAGGAGGTCTTTTCGGGGATATAGTTGATCTCCGTGCGCATCCCGATACCTTCACCATAGCCAACGGCCATGTTGTGGAAAGCAAAGCAAGTACGATCCAACGAACCGTCGATAGCCAAACCACCCTCGGAACGATCACCCAGCACATGGAACGTAAAGCCTAAGAACGTCGAAACATCGCCCTGCACCAATGCCTTAACGGTATTGAAGTCTGACGAAGTAACCGACGTTTCCGACAGCAAGTTGGCAAGGCCGTTGCCGTGGATAACAATGTGACGGCCCTCGGGCGGCACGTTGTTTTTATCCATCAAGCGCTTGGCTTCACGCAGTTTTGCCACGTTCAAGTTGGTGGTTGCGCCACCAATGCTGTTAGCAACAGTCAAGCTGGTTCCCGATGCGGCAAGCGCGTCTAAGATCAATTGATCCTGACGACGGCCCATTGCATTGGCAACAACCTGCACAAGTTCCTGACGCTCATCAAAATTAACTTTAGCTTGCGAGAAGATGTCGCTGTACTCGGCCGCGTTCCAATCGGAAAGCGTAAGAGTAACAGACGAGAATCCCACGTTAAGCGGAGTAACGTCGGTTTGCGGCACGCGAGGCGTGGCCACACCTTTACCGACTTTAGGGAATTTTACAGTCGAGCCTTCAACCCCACGACGCTGGCGCACGGCCGGAACAAGCATTGCCTTACCTTGATAGGCTTGCTTAACTTCCGCGTCGAAGAGGGTAACGAAAGCATTGGATAATGAAATGCTCATGTCGTATTCCTATTCGTTAGTTGACAAAAAAATTTTGTCGCGCCGGTATGCCAGAAATCTGGGCCGAATGCTTGCTGATTACGTCAGCCACACGATAGCGTCTGCTATAGAAAGGGTCAGTTTCCTGATTGGCCTTACTTATAGCGTAATAATTAAATTTTATAAACGCAAGTAATTTTTAAAAAAAAAAGCCCAGGTCTAAGCCTGGGCAAATAACTACGACAGGGGGCTACAGTTTAACCGAAAGTTTGAGCAAACATACGTTCAACTTTTTGGCGATAGGCTGGGTCAGATTTATATTTTGGATCATTAACCATCTGATACAACTCTTCTTTACTTGGCGCACCAGAAATCGGTACTGAATTGGTTGGGATTCTGGTTCCTTCATATGTCTCACGAAGCTTCATTAGAGCCTTGAGTCCATTTGCAGTTCCACCCATGACTTTGAATTCTTCAAAATCATCTTTGCCCCAAATACCCTTTTTAACCAATCCAGAAGCCCAATCAACCATACCTTTTATCATTGCGTCTGCATTTGGTCCAAGGGCTTGCTTTTCCTGCTGAAGAGTCCTAGCGGCAACCTCTTGTTGATCTCCACCCATTTTGACAACCTCTCCAACAAGATCGTCTAGGGCCGCTTGACTCATACCGTACTTAGATGCCCATCCCATAATGTGCGTGCGCACTGGGTCATTTTCTGGGATTGCACCAAAAGCACTTGTATCGTACTTGCCATCAGCAGGTGGCTTATGTTTGCCTTGGGCAATTGTTTTGCGCAAATCAGACCACGATTTTGCAATGCCCTCTAAGTCTGGCTCACTTGTATCCTTCTTCCAAAAGTTCTCCGGCCAAAAATCTGGCCGTTCTAATGGCGCATCATCATCTGTTGCAGGTTCATCTTTGTGTGGGATTACAGTGTTTGACGGTTCCTGCTGGCCACTATCATCGACTACTGTTGCCGAATCCAATAGGCCAGCTTCACCCTCTGATGAGGTTTCACTGGGTTGGTTTTCTGCGGTTTCCATTAATTGGTCCTTGGTTGATTGCTCGTTGTATCCGCGCTTCAATATCCCTAATCACACTATTCTGTCCTTCTCGGTAGAAAGCGTGATCGTGGATTGCCCCAGGCACGGCAACTGGTTGCTCGAGGTAGACAGAACGAAGCCACTGAAGTAGCTTCTTTCCGTCTTCTGTCCCAAATACTCGGAGAGTTAGTCTTTCTAAATCTTCCCTTGCTTGCGAGGGTTCCCGAATATCAATTTGTTGTTGTTCTTCTAGCTCTTCCCAACCAGGCATTAAGCCCCCATAGGCATTTGTTCAGTAGAAGCCGCCGGTGCTGGAGCTTGCGCTTGCATTGCTGCTTGCGCCATTTGCGCCATCTGAGCGGCCTTCTGTTCGCGTTCTGCTGGAGTTGTACGCAGTCTTGCTGGTACACCAAGCTTCTCAGCGACATAATCAAGCATTTCACCAACCTTCAGGCTCATTTGCCCATCCGGCCCCGCCGTCTGTGCAATTTGCGCAAACTGCAATACCTTGTTGACTTCATCCATCGACTGAGCCATTGCAAGCGGCGCAACGGCCGAGATACGGACTTCCAGGCCATTAACCCGCAATGGTAGGTCGATGAGTCCACGTTTATCCATAACTTCAAGGGTTTTAGTCACCAATGGAATCATCGTTTCATTAATCAAACGTCCAAAGGCACTACCAAGATTTTGTGATAGTTCCTTCATTCGCTCGACAACTTCTGTAGCCGAACGCGCAGACATATTGTCTGGCGGCAAGCTCTCATCCAGTAGTGTACGCTTAATACTGGCACGTAGGTCATTAATTACAATCTGCGAAACATTAAAGTCACCAGCCCTTGGTAGCGGCTTTAAAGCTTCTCCCTGCGGACCGCCGTTTCTAGCAACAGGAATAATCCCGCCAGGAATAATCTTTACGGTATTTGGATTAAGCACGCCATCATCTGCCGCCGTATACACGCCAGAAACAGCAAGAGATGCGTTTTTCAACAGTAACTCAAGCGTTTTGTTTAATGTTTTAATGTCCGGCAAAGCAGTAATCAATGGGCCACGGCCATAGATTTCACCGGCAACCTTCATGTAGCGAGATACTACCCAAGGTGAATACGGCATACGGCGGTACACAACCTCAGATTTTGTTTCTTTGTGGATTACGTGATAGCAATAGTCTCCACGTTTATAGTCGTATATCGTTGCCTCAATTAACTCAACGTCATCTGTTGGCTTGTCTTCAATGCGCTTGGCAAGATCTGCCTGTATCTTTGCGTCTTTCCACTGTTGCTGAATAGACTCGCCCTTGATACGCATGCGACGGTATACGTTATCCACCTGCCCATTAGCGCCCTCTTCAAAAGACACCAAATATTGCGGCACAGGAATAAAGTTAATTGGGTTTACATCATCGCCTGGCTGCACAATCATTACGGCAGTGCCAACCGCAAGGTCAAGCAAAAACTCACCCATTGCAATATCAAAGTTTGATTGCTTTAACGTGGCAAATAACTTATCCGTGTAGACATCAAGAGCGGCTTGCGCCTCTGGCCGACGATCAAACGGAATGTCTGTACCAGCCTCTAAGCGACACCAAGAACGCTGCGGAGGGAAAATGCCAGATTGCAGTCGGTTGGCAAAGCGTTGCGTAGAATTGATCGCTGTCGAATCAAATACTCGCGCCATCTTTTTGCTGCCACCTACTTTACCTTCCCAGTATCCGTCGTATAGATTGCGCTGTGGCAAAGCAAATTCGTATGCTTCGTCATATAAATCACGAAAGTCATCCTTTTTGCGCATGGCAATGTCATGCCGCTTGATGAGGTCTTCCGGCGATAGTTTCAATTCAGCCATCATTCAACCCCTGTAAATTTTTTTAATTTCTCAACGAAATCAATTTGTTCTTTAGTTGCTTCACCCGCAGATGAATCACCAGAAAATATTCTGGCCGCAATTGTTGCTTGCCTATCTTCTTGCGTTGCATCTTTGTATGTATTTGAGTCTAAAAAATATTTTTGTTCTTCTGTTAATGCAAAATTTGGCTTTAATGAACTTTCATTTTTCATCAAAACTCTAATGGCCTCATTCATTGCAACTGCTCTTTTTTGAATATTATTTAACCCAGAGTATGGGTTAAGTATTACTTTGTTGTCTTCTGTAGCCATTCCAGAAACAGTTGGATTTTTTTTGAAATAAGATAACTCGCTATCATAAGGGTCTCTAATATTAACGCCTTTAATTATTTCAATATTTTCAGCCATGATTATTCATACCATTCAAGAGTTAGGACAGCCATCTTTGGCTGACCGGATACATTTGTGAGCCGAAAATGATAATTTGTCAGCGAAGCCAAAACATATTCAAGTCCAGCAGATGCAGCGCCTCCAGACTTTGGACCACCACCACTTGGAGCAGCTTGCTCATCAATTAATGTTCCAAGAGTATTAATCGTTGGGTTTGTAACCATTGCGGTTTGACTTGCTGTTGAACTTGTTCTGTTTCTGTTTATTGGCGTAAATGATGTTCCACCAGTGGTAGTTGTACCTTCGTACATGTAGAACTCGCAGTCACCACCGCATATATAGCCAACAGTAATATGCGGAGTGATACCAGGCGCAGCGGCCATTATAATATCTATACTTGCAGCATTGGCAAGCTTGTTTGCATCCATGCGTGCGTACCATGCAAAGAATGCACGGCCCTCATGCATGCGCGCATGGTTTACATCAACATTAATTAATCCGTAGTCAGATCCAACAATGACTTGTACGCCATCCTTGTTTTTCTGCGTCAACGCAACAAGTTGCGCCTTCTGCTTTTCTGACTCGCGTTCAACAAAAGTGATGGCCATTAGTCTTTTTCCATCTCATCTGTGATTGGACCACCGACTAACCAGGCATCGCACGTGCGTGTTCCAGCACATTTAAAGTGGAACAATTCACAAAACCCCAATTGAGCGGCCTCAATAACATCTTCGTCATAGCCAGACTCTTCTTGCGGGTTTTTAGCTTCAATGCCAGTTTTGATGCACTCAAGCATCTGCGAGGTTTGAATAAACGCGGCGCAATTACCACAGCGCATACCCTTTGCCTCTGCCTCTGAAGTGTTCCAGATTACAGATTTACGCAGCCAAAACACCTCGTTATTTTTTTCATCTAACGGATTGGCTGGTCCATAGCCTACATTAGCAAATGCCCAATTTCTGTTCTTGAGATTTGTCTTAATGTCTCTGGTAGCAAGAGGGCAAGAATAACCTTCTTCCTCCGAGATGGCCTCGTCAATTAAACCCTCTTTTGGCATTTACTTCTTCTTTGCCATTCCAGCCTCAGACATGGCAATTGCCACAGCCTGTTTTTGGCTTTTCACAACAGGACCACCCTTGCCAGAGTGGAGCGTACCGGCCTTCCACTCGCGCATCACCTTGGCAGCTTTCTTTTGCATCTTGGCTTTGTTATCCATTACATTTTCACCTGTTCTGATCCGAGGGTTGTCTGTAAGCCGGTTTCCGGCGTGAGTCGGGTGTCAGATAAAAGCATTCTGCCGCCTCCGCGCAATCTAGCACTGCGGCGAGCAGCAAGCTTCTCAGCCTCATCCCGACGCTGTTCTTCTGTTTGGATGCGCATTCGTTCGTTTTCTGCGCGTTGCTCTGCAATTTGTTGTTGAGCAGCGGCAGCAGCACCACGGTCACCTTCATCGCCGCCTCCTAATATTTTAGAAACAACACCACCCATGATTACCTCGCTAATAAAATGTAGTCAATTTTGTCAGGACCGTATTTGCTCATTACGCATTCCTGCCGGAAACCTATGGCTTTCGCCCATTTGAGCGCACGCCTATCTGTGCTTCTAACAGTTATTTGCATTCTATGCAAGCCCATGTATATCTCAAAGATATCGCACAACCGCATTGCTGTTTTTGTCATGGCAATTGGTATTGATCTGACTCTGTTATCAGCAATCATCCACAGTTCAGCAACCCCCTTCCAGTAAGGCACAACACCAAAGATTGCTGATGGTTTGTTATACATAAACATGGTTAGAGAAAGCCCCATGTTAGATTGTGCAATTACCCTTTTGCGTAGATCTCCGGTGCTAGAGAATGCAAGTGATTCCTCTTGGTCAACTTGTATTCTGTCAAAATGCTCTGGAGCAAATGGCAAGATCAAAAAAGACTTATGATATAAGGCTTCTTTGTTTAGCAGGTCAATTGGAAGCAAAGACATCAAAGTCCGTTTTGGCTTGAGTGGCCATTTGCGGTGATGCACCATACATTGGCTTACGTACCATGCGGTTATATTCACCACCACCAAGCATTAGGTATCCAAAAGAATCTCCAATGTGAGAGTGTTCGTTTTTGTTTGGCGCATCTTTAAACCGCTCATGGCCAGCGCCAACCGCAATACGCTTGAAGTGATAACCACCGGCCAGCGCTTTACGTAATAACTTGCATTCCTTGCTAACGATCAAGCCAGGTCTTCCGTTGATTAGACGTTGCATTGGCGCAGCCGCAGCCTCTCGGCGCACTTTGAAGTCGTTACTTGCCGTTGGTTGCGCTTTTAAACCAAGCGTTCGTAGGTAATCAAATGCCGTCACCTCATAGATTGCGTCTCGAGCCATACCGGCTGGGTCACCCCACACCATTAGTTGATGTTTTGGATAACGAGAATTCATCTCAGCTAGAAGCTGCTGGCCAAAGCGCTCCAATCCCATGTCAAAGGTCACAATCTCTTGCAAGATAATCCAACGTCCGTTTGGCAATCGCTGGCCAATCGTTGCCGCTGGTGTTAATCCAAAGTCAACGCCGATTTGAATTGGCACATTTAGATCAACCTCGACATCATCAGACATTGTGCTGTCTTCATACTCTGGCCATACTGGTCTACCTTCCTGCACATAGACGTATTCGCCACCTGCATAGCACTTAATCCAATCCAAATTCTTGCCACCAAGCATTTGCAGGTAGTAACCGGCTGGCAGGTTGTTGATATTCTCTGCCTTTGGATTAACCTTCCACCACTTGCTGGCCGCAAAAATGTGGTCATTGGCTTCTGGATTCTCTGGTAAATCATCTGTGCTAACAGGAATAACGCCACCTGGCTGTTTAAAAAACTTCCAAGCAAACTTTCCTGATAACGGTTCTTTCTCTGCGATCCTGTGCCACCAATGGTCATCGTCCATTGGGTTGGTATCCATCCAAATGCCGCTCCAAGTAGCGCCACCATCTCTTGATGTTGGGTATCGGCCTACTCGGTGAGTTAATCCATCGATCACTGCCTTTGGCAATTCTCGTGCTTCATTCACCCATGCGCCAGTTAATTCTAACGACAACAGTTTTCTTACGTCTTTTGGCTGATCTAAAGCCAAAAATATAACTTCGCAATCAATACCAGCAGCATCACCCCTAGCGGGTAGACGAATGTGATGCGTAATCGGTGGCGTGTAGTGGATTGGCCCAAATGTTGCCTCCGGAAACAAGTCCATCCATGTTTTGAGCGTTGTTGTACGTAGCATTGGGTAGCTATTACGCACAATCGCCCAGCGTGTGTAGCGGATGCCATCAATTGGGCTGGGTTTCTGTCTTACAGCACGCATCATAATCTCGGCTGCACATGCGTAGCTTTTTCCACTACCTACCGGCCCCATCATCCCACGGACAAAAGCATTGCTTTTAAGAAATTCCCAGACAACTGGGCTTTTGCTAAAGTCTAGGTTGAGTCCAGGACCAGCAATCGACTTTGTAGACTGCTCTTTTACCTTAGTCACGCACTCTCCGCTGTATTTCTCTATCGATATACCACCTGGCCTTGCGTAGATCCTCTATCGCATCTTGCTTTAGATCTGCACGCCA